ATAACATACCAAGAATTCCGAACAATCCGCCCCCAAGAAGGATTGATACGATTACCCAGAATGCAGACAGTCCCGTAGAATTGCCAAGGATCTTTGGTCCCAGGATATTTCCGTCAAACTGCTGTAACAACAGTATAAATATCAGGAAATATATCCCTTTCATCGGATCTGCCAGCGCAATCAGGACAGCACTCGGGATTGCTCCAATATACGGTCCGAAGAACGGAATCACATTGGTCACCCCTACAATTACACTGACAAGCATTGCATACGGCATCTTTAAGATCGATGTACCAATAAAGCATAAAATTCCGATAATGATCGAATCTATCATCTTTCCAATGATAAATCCACCGAATATCTCATTCGTCTTTACTGCGATATGAATCAACAGGTTTGCACGTTCTGCAGGAAAAATCGCATAAGCTGCTTTTTTACTCTGATTAATGAACGTCTCTTTTCCAAATAAAATGTACACCGATACGATCACTCCGATCACCGCATGGAACATTTCCATAATCAATGTATACAGACCAACCGTCAGATGCGTCATCACTTCATTCACCTTATCCAACAGATCCGTACGCATCCACTTCTGAAGACTTGCCGAAGCTTCGTTCATTGCATTTTTCAATACTGCTGTCGTGGTCGAATCATCCAACTGTATATTATTGATCTCTTTTACCAGCTGATTGATCTGCGCCGGCAGTGTAAATATCAGATTACGGATACTTGTGATCAGTTCCGGTATCAGCATATTGATCAATGTCGATACAACCGTAATCAATACAACCAGCGCCACGATCACTCCTATACTTCTGGAAACCTTCTTCGCTTTTTCTTTCTTCATGTGCTTTTCCAGCACTGGCACCAGATATGCATCTACGCTCTTCACGATTGGATTCAGAAGATACGCAATCCCGCATCCATACAATACAGGCTTTAAAATCGACAGGATCTTTGACAGTGTATTCGAAATCGCTTCTACCCTCAGCATGGCAAAATAAACCAGAATACAGGCAACAATTACCAGGAAATAGGTCATTCCACGGTTAAATTGCTGTCTTAATTTGGACGGTCCTTTTCTGCCAAACTTGGGACTGTTTTTATAGTATGTATTCTCTTCTTTGTTCATGAAATCCTCTTCTTCCCTGCCAGTTTTGGCATATAAAGCTATTATACCCTCACTGTAAATCTACGTCAACATACTTTGATACGACAAAAACCGGAGTAAAAACTTATTCTTAAGCTTTATTCCGGTTTTTCACACTTTTTTCTTTATCTGTACCTTTTATTCACTAATCGCATACATATGACCTGCGCATCTTTTCTTCCAAAGATTACGCACATCCACATTTGAACGTCGCGCATTCCGTCTCTTGACAGTGACAGGCATTCCCGCCTTCTACACTGATCTTTCCTGCATGACACTGACATTCTTTGTTATACATACAGTCTGTTGCCTTACAATCCACGTCACTCTTGGCAGATGCTTCTTTTCCCGCCATGTCCGAGTATGCATTCGAATAGGAGCTTCCACCTTTTCGCTCTTCAAAACTGTCACAGCTTGTCTCATCTGCTTTTTTTGCGTAATTTCCTCCTACTACGATACTGTCAAGATTACAGTAATAATTCTGGTTGTGTGTACAAGTCTGTACGGTACATCTTAAATCTGGCATAATATATCCTCCTTTCAAACTTCAAGATATATTATGCCAGTTCTCTTTATTTTTTATACATTTGTAAAACTAAATTAGTTTTCTTCTTTTACGACTTCACGTCTTGCTCTTGTTGCAATCTCTTCTGTAACAGATGCTACGAACTCATCCAGGCTCTTCTGTCCTTCGTCTCCTGCGAATCTGCTTCTTACAGATACCAGATTTTCTTCCTCTTCTTTTGCTCCTACTACAAGCATATAAGGAATCTTCTGCATCTGAGCCTCACGGATCTTATATCCGATCTTCTCTGCACGTGTATCGATTTCTGCACGGATACCTGCCGCATTCAATGTATCCAGTACTTTCTGTCCATATTCCAGATGTTTATCTGAGATTGGAAGTACCTTAACCTGTACCGGTGCAAGCCATGTAGGGAATGCTCCTGCGAAATGCTCGATCAGGATTCCGATAAATCTCTCGATAGATCCAAATGCTACACGGTGGATCATGATCGGACGGTGTTTCTCACCATCTGCTCCTGTGTATTCCAGTTCGAATCTCTGTGGAAGCTGCATATCCAGCTGGATAGTTCCGCACTGCCATGTTCTTCCGATAGAGTCTGTCAGATGGAAGTCGATCTTCGGTCCGTAGAATGCTCCGTCTCCTTCATTTACCACATAGTCAAGACCAAGGTCATTAAGCGCACCACGAAGACCTTCTGTTGCAAGTTCCCAGTCTTCATCACTTCCCATGCTGTCTTCCGGACGTGTGGAAAGTTCTACGTGATATTTGAATCCGAACAGCTGATATACCTCATCGATCAGAGCTACAACACCTTTGATCTCGTCACGGATCTGTTCCGGCATCATGAAGATATGTGCATCATCCTGTGTGAAACAGCGTACACGCATCAGACCATGTAACTGTCCTGATTTTTCATGACGGTGAACCAATCCGAGTTCTCCGACACGAAGCGGAAGATCTTTATATGAACGCGGTTCTGCTTTGTATACAAGCATTCCACCCGGACAGTTCATTGGCTTAATTGCAAAGTCCTCTCCATCGATCTGTGTTGTGTACATATTCTCTTTATAGTGATCCCAGTGTCCGGATGTCTCCCAGAGGTGTCTGCTTAAGATAATTGGTGTAGATACTTCTACATAACCTGCTTTTTTGTGAAGTTCTCTCCAGTAGTCAAGCAGTGTATTCTTAAGAACCATTCCCTTTGGAAGGAAGAACGGGAATCCAGGACCTTCTTCGCACATCATGAAAAGTCCAAGTTCTTTACCAAGTTTTCTGTGGTCACGTCTTTTTGCTTCTTCAAGCATGGTCAGATATTCGTCTAACAGTGCTTTCTTCGGATAAGAGATACCGTAGATTCTTGTAAGCATCTTGTTCTTTTCGCTGCCTCTCCAGTAAGCACCTGCAAGGCTTGTAAGCTTGAATGCTTTTACAGGCTTTGTTGTCATCAGGTGTGGTCCTGCACATAAATCAACAAATTCTCCCTGCTGATAAAAGCTGATCTCTTCTCCTTCCGGGAGATCTTCGATCAACTCTACTTTATATGGTTCGTCTTTTTCTTTGAAATATGCGATTGCTTCTTCTCTTGTCTTTGTAAATCTTTCGATCGGAAGAGCCTCTTTGACGATCTTCTTCATCTCTTTTTCAATCTTTTCCAGATCTTCTGCTACAAATGGTGTCTCGCGGTCTACATCATAGTAGTATCCATTCTCGATTGATGGTCCGATTGCAAGCTTTGTATCTGGATACAGACGTTTGATCGCCTGTGCCATGATGTGAGATGTTGTATGCCAGAATGCACCCTTTCCTTCTTCATTATCAAATGTAAGAATCTCCAGTTCACAATCTTCGCTTACAACGTGTCTGAGATCTACTACTTCACCATTAACTCTTGCAGAGGTCGCCACTCTTGCCAGACCTTCGCTGATATCTTTTGTAATATCCAGTACTGACATACTTCCTTCATACTCTTTGAAAGATCCATCTTTTAATGTAATTTTCATAATTATCATGTCCTCTCTTTTTATTTTTATATCCTATCCTCGGGCATGTATCTTCTTTCCTGCCCGTTCAGCAATCATCCGTAATCTGCTGCTTTTTTCTAAACGCATGGCATCTACAGGACCTGCCACTGGCCACTCCTTACGAACGCGTGGCGAAAAAAAAGCCCCTTACAGATAATCACTGTAAGGGACGAGTTATCTCGCGGTTCCACCCTGTTTGAACTGACACTTCACAGTCTCTATATTATTCACCAAAGACTTTTATGCCAGAACCTCTTAATTATGACGATAACGGAATCACCGGACTGTTTTGCAGCCACTCAGAGGTAGTTTTCAGAAGGTTCCAAAATAAGAAGCTTTCAGCCCGTGGCTTCTCTCTCTGGCATTTCTTTCCCAGCCTACTCTTCTCTTCAACGTGTTTTCTCATACATTTTCATTATAACACGGCATTTTGCTTTGTCAATATTTTTTCAGCCACAGCTTCCAGACTAAAAATGTCAACATTAAATTCGACATTTTTTCATGTTTTTATCGTTTTGCCGTTTTGCACAATACGTAGCCTGTTTTATTGTATATTTTCACTTTTAGGCAGCGCAATAGTAAGGCTGCCACTGCTGCCAGCCTCTCACGCTCCCTATTTTCGTTCTTATGCAAGCTGCTTTACCTCTTCCTCGAATAGTTCCCCTGCTGAATGATAGCCATGTATTTTGCGTGGGTATCCGTTTATCCAGTTCTCTATACTCTCTACCTCTTCCTCTGTCCTGTCGTCAAAATTTGTGCCTTTCGGTATCTTCCGGCGTATCATCTTATTTGTTACCTCATTTGTGCCACGCTCCCAACTGCTGTACGGGTGGCAGTAATATACCTTTGTCCGCTTTTCTCCCTCGTTGATAATAGAACGCTGTAAGCCCTCTGCATCTGCAAACTCGCTGCCGTTGTCTACTGTGATTGTCTTAAATACCCGCTTAAACATATCAGCGCCCCATTTTCTTTCTAATCTATCCAGTGCCGCTACTACTGCCTCGTCTGTATGGTCTGGCAGTTTAAATATAATCTCGTTTCTGGTTTTCCGCTCCGTCAGTACCAGCAACGTATTTTTTGACTTTCCCCGCTTACCTAAAACGCTGTCCATTTCCCAGTTGCCGAACTCTTCCCGTGTATCTATCTCTTTCGGGCGTTTGTCTATACTCTCTCCTGCTGCCGCCCTTTTCTGTTGCCTCTGTACTTTCTTATAATTTCTCTTCTTATTCTTCTTTACTGGCAAATTCTTATTAGACAGCTTAAGGAAAATACCCTTATCAATGTAGCTGTATAAGGTCGTTACGCATACTGTTACGGAAAAGTCCCCCTCTTTCCCCTGTGCTTTCAATTCTCCCAGTACCGCAGCTGGGCTGTAATCTTCATTTACTATTTTATCCTCTATATAATTTGCGTATGCAATATCGTTTCCTATTTTAAGTTGTGTACCCCTTGCCTTTAAATTTTCCTCTGCTTTCATTTGTGCCTTGTTTGGGCTATAACTTAATGTTTCTGTATAGTCGCTATTTCTGTGCATATATTCCCCTCGCTTAAGCTCATTGTATATAGTGCTGCGGTGTACGCCCAGCTGTTCTGCTATCTCTATCACGCTATGCCCTGCTTTTTTCAATGCCTCAATACTTATACGGTCTGTCCATGTCAGCTGTCGGCTGCCTTTCTTATTCGCCATTTCTGCTACCTCTCTTTCGTTCCTGTTCTTTCCCCATATACGACGAAAAGCCGCAAACTCTTTTACAAGTCTGCGGCTTATGCCTTTACCTATTTACAACACTTTTTACAAGCGGTGTATTTCTTCTTTGCTTGGCTTAGCGGTATGCTCTTTGGGTTTTTCATTCCCGAACAGTTAGGCTTACTATGGTATTTTTTGTTGCTACGGTCTACATATACTGTAGTTTCTCCCGTATGCTGGCTTACGCTGGGCGTTGCGTCCTCGATTACGTCAAGCTCTATATTGCACCCGAACGTCTGTACCCCCCCCCCAGAAATTTCCAGTATTTCTGCGGTGTAGCGGGCTTTCGGGTACTTTCTCGCTAAGTCCCCCGCCAGTTCTGCCGATAGATTGCCTATTACCTTATCGCCCCACTTTACGTATGCGGCAGGCTCTCCGTTGTATGTGTACTTTTCTACTGTAATATCTTCACTACCGGACATTTTGCTTAAAATATCCTGCCTGTTTTCTCCGTCCTCATTATTGAACGTCACGCCTACTACTTTCGTTCTGATTGTATCTAAAACCCTGCTACCAGATGCGGCGGCAGGCGCTGGTGTTCTGTTTCCGTTCTCTTTTCCTGCGCTTTTCTTTTTCAGTCCAAAATAGGCGCATACTGCCGCAATCACAATACAACCCACCCCACCTGTTATATTTCCAGACGGCAGCGCCGTTAAACCGCTTACTGCAAATAATGCAGCCACTACCAATAAAATTACCTTTTTCTTTGTCATAGTAAGCCCTCGCTTTCGTTTCTACTTCAATTCTAAAATTTCATCAGCAGAGGCGTTAAGCTCTCTGCAAATTTTCGCAAGTGTTATTGCGTTTGGCGTAAGCTCGTTGTTTTCCCAGCGGCTTATATCTTTCTGGTATACTTGCAGGCGCTCTGCAAGTTCCTTTTGCGTCACGCCTGCCGCTTTTCGTGCTTTTTTAATGTTTTCGCCTAAATTCATGCCTTACCTCTCTTTTCTCTTGCCCTCAAAATGAAAGCAACCAGCAGCTTTACCAGTCCTACTGCTACTAAAAATACTCCTAATTTTAAAAGCATACTCTTTACTCGGCTTTGGGTTTGTGTTATATTTCTTATAGGCGGCGGGCTTATCGCCCGCCTGTTGGTTAGGGCTTTCGCCCTAACCTATGTACTTACCAATTATGATAAGTATTGTTCCTATGATTAAGTCTATCACTGCACTGATTGCCAATTCTTGCCAGTTGATAGGCTTTTTCTTTTGTTTCTTTTTCTTACCCATTGTGCCGTTTCTCCTTTCCAGTGGCTTTGCCTCTTATTTGTTCTTATCTCCTTTCCATGATTTTATTATATACCTTTTTCGGTATATTGTCAACACTTTTGTATAGATTTCTAAGAAAATCGCAAAAAAATAGAGGGCAGACAGCGAACCGCCCACCCTCGAAAACTTAAGCTAATCTTGTGGCATAATCTAAGCTAATCCAGCCTGCGCCACTCTTCAAGCGTCCCCAGCCAGCACTTGCGCCCTGTCCGGCTTTCACTTCCACAATGGTAAATACTCCCTTTCCTGTGGTTTCTCCCGTCTTTGCATAGTTCGTGCCTGCTCCTGTTCTGATATTAAGGTCTAAAATATCTACCTGTACGCTAAACGGAACGCCTGCGCTTGTCTGCTGCCCCGCTGCGGTATATACCGCCTTGCCGTTATCATCATATACAGTATAACCCGCCTTGCAAGCGCTCTTTGCATTTTCCAGCGACGTAAACGCCCCCAGCTGGCTTGCTGCGTCCGTCCAGCTCTTGCGCACTCTGTAATACTTTGTACCGTTTCCTGCTGCATACTTTTTATAGTATCCCTCGCCGTACTCTGCACGCTTTTTCTTTACTGTTTCGCTCTGGTCTGCTGGCTTTTCATATCCAGTAAGAACGGCATCAGATGCAGCACGCACACTGCCCGCCTTTTTCAGTGCGTCCATTACTGCTGTGTATCCCTGCAATTCTTCCCATAAAAAGCCCAGCTGCATATTAAGGTCTGCAATGGATACGCCCGCCTGTTTTGCATGATTAAGCAACGCCTGCTTTCTGCTCCAATACGTCCACTGCGCCAGCCCATAGCCTGCACTGTCCTTTACAAAATTGCCATAGCTGCCATTATCCACCGCTGCTGTATATTCTGCGTCCGTCTTACCCAGCTTATTGTTATAGGTGTTCTGTAAGTTGTTCGGCATAAGCCCGCTTTCAGCATACAGATTACCCATAATACCAGCCACGGCATAAGCATTTAAGCCCTTTCCTGTAAGAAAATTCCAGATTGTTTTTTCATTGCCGCCCTGCGGTGTTTCTGCCTGTCCGCTGATTTTACGCTTAAACTCGTCCCATGTGTGGGCGCTGGTGTTATATACATACGGGTTAGGGCAAATCTTGCCCGTTACGTCGTAATGTCTGATTACATGAGATGCAGGCACGCCGTATTTATTCATAAGGTAACGGGTAAGCTCTGCCGCTGCCTCTACTGTTGCGTCCTCAAAATACCAGTCTTTATCTGTTGCGCCCATGCTCTTTGTGTTTTTCTTCCTTACGCACATTTCAATACCGATACTATTAGCGTTTCGGCACTCTGCGTGCTTATAGCTCGACGCTCCGCAATGCCACGCTATATTAGCGTCCTCTACGCACTGCCATACCTCGCCGTTAAATCCTACAAAGTAATGCGCCGACGCATTTCTATTGCCGCCGCCATAATATCGGCAGTTGTCCTCTGCGCCGCCCAGTGCGCCTACATAATGGATAACAATATACTTAATTCTGGAAACGCTGCCCTTATTGAAATTGTACTTACTTATCTTTCTGTTAATGTTCATATTTCCTGCCTTTCCGCATACAAAATAAGCGCCTGCGGTGTCCCGCAAGCGCTCTTTGCTGCTATGTCCTTATTATTCTTATCTTTCCTGTGTCCTGTGTTCCTCTATGTTGCCTGTGGTGCTGTCCCCGTCCAGTTCGTCTGTGTCCGGCAGTTCGTCCGTATACTTCGCCAGAAACTCCCGCACCTTTTCCCATACCTTTTTTACGGGCAGCCCGCATAATGCCATATTCTTAAAAATGCTCACTACTTCATAGGCAATGTAGAGCAGTGCGAAAAATTCAGCCACGCCCACGGTATCAAGCCCTAAATATGTACGTACCTGCTCCGGTATAAATCCGATTAAGTTAATCTTAATCAGTACGTCGATTGCCAGCATGAATACCAGAGAAATAAGCATACCTACTTTTCTGATAGCCCCGTCAATGCCTGCGCAGCTGTTAAATTTCTTTTCTTTGATTGCACGCAGCACGCCAAAAACCGTGTCGCACACAATCGCCAATACTACCAGCTGGATAATTTTGTTATGTGCCGCCGCCTCAATAAATTCTGTAATAGTCATGTTCATAAATCCTGCCTTTCTCTTAATTGCAAATCTTTTGCCCGCTCTTTCAGCTCTGCGCCGTCGTAGCTCGCTGTCTGCTCCCAGCTTTCCAGAGTGGCTATTAAATCAGCAATAAGCCTGCTTTGCTTTTCTATGGTTTCCTGTTGTTCTTGTACTACCCTTAATAAATTGCTACTCATGTACTCGCTCCTGCATTTTGCCGCTTAAGCAGCCTTTTCTATGGCTGCCTCTGCCAGCGTTTCTATTTTCTTTCGTAGGTTATAGCTGTCGGCGTGTCCTGCGTGTCCCGTCCAGCTCTGTATACTCTTTTGTAACTGCTCTTTTGTGATTTTCCCGCTCTCGCACTTCTTGATAGTACGCTTTATGCGCTTTATGCTGTCCTTTCGTACTTTCCTGTGCGTTGCCCTGTGTTTGTAGCCTACAAAGTCTATACCGTTCTTTGCTGCCAGTATGGTAGTTTTCGGGTTAAACTCTAACTTAAGCTCTTCCCGTAAGAATTGCTCTATCCGTGCAAGCCAGTTGCGCAGCTGTTCCTTGTCTGGGCTTAATATTACAAAGTCGTCCATATAGCGTATGTATGCCTCTACGCCCAGCTCATGCTTAATAAACTGGTCTAATGCGTCCAGATAGATATTTGCAAATAACTGACTGGTAAGGTTTCCTACTTGTATCCCTACGCCGTCCGGCATATTGCCGTTGTGGTCTATTATCCTGTCCAGCAATGCCAGTACCCCAGCGTCTTTTATAACCTTACGTATTTCAGTTTTTAATACCGCATGGTCTATGCTTTGGAAATAGTGGTGTATATCTGCCTTGATAGCATAAAGCGGCTGGTCTGGGTGGTATTTGTTCCACTCATACAGCCACTCTTTTAGCGTATCAGATGCAGCGTGCATACCTTTACCTTTCCGGCAGGCGTAAGACTGCGATATAAACCGCTTATCAAATATAGGCTCTAACACGTTGTTTATGGCGTGCTGTACCACCCTGTCATAGAACGGCAGCGCCATTATCTGCCGCTCTTTCGGTTCGTACACCTTAAAGTAATGGTATTTGCTTGGCTCATAGGCAAGGTTTATAATATCTTCCCGCACCTTGTCTAAGTTTTCCTCTTTGTCTTTCGTAAAAATCAGTACGTCTTTTCTGTGGCGTTTACACTTTCTGGCTTTGTTATAGGCTTTCTGTACGTTTCCATAGTCGCCCATAGCCTCTAAAAGCGTAATGCGCCGCCCGTCCTTATCGGTAATGTATCCTACTCTCTTCAAGTATTAAGCTCCTGCCTTTCGCCGTAGCTACTAACCAGCAGCCGTATTTTTTCTCTTTGCCTCACGGCGGGACAGCCACTCTGACTATAGGATATTAAACACTCGGTCTTATCCCTTTCTAAGTCCTTGCCAGTATTCCGTAGAACTCTGTGCCTGTAATGTTCTCACTAAGTCACACGCCCCACGAGCGCCAATGTTCGTATTGACATTCCACGGGTAATTGTTGCAATTCACGGCACGAGCGCCGCAATTCGCCCCATTGTTCCAGTTGCCGCCCGCTATCAGCGCCGCCAGAGGCTGTAAGTAAGCAGCTGCCCCATATCCTGCTATTTTCTGGTCTTTACCTCTTCTATCAGTTCACCCAGCATAACGCCTATTTCTTTCAGCTTGCGGCAGCTCTCGCCGTAGTGCCGTGCGTTCATAGCGCTATACTTCAAGTCATGCGCCAGCCGCAGCAATTCTTTACTTTCCTGCAATGCCGTATCTACCGTGTATAAGTGGCTTTTCGTTGCCGTCTTATCCCACTTTATAACCTCTTGCAGCATTTCAAGAATTGCGTTTCTTGTCGCCGTCTGTAAACTGAATTTCTCATACTTTGGGTACTTCGTAAGCAGAGGGTAAATATATAGCAGAAAATCGTATATTTTCTGGTGTATAATATCTGTTTTTGTCTGTATGTCCATGCCTTACCCCCGTTTATCCGGCTGCTGCCATTAAGCGGCTGTAAATTGCTGTCCACCTTGCGGCAGCGTCCATAATGAAAGCCGCCGATTTTACGGCTGTTTGTAGCGTTC